TATTGGCATCCCCCATGTCCTTGAGGAACTGAGCCGCAATCCTGCCGAACCCTGCGTATTTAGGATTCATAGACACAACAAAGATTTCCTCAAGTACCCTCAAGTTATCTGCCCACCATGCAAAATCTGTGTTCAAGACAAAAGCGACTGCGCCGACAAACTCACCCTCTTCAGTGTAGAAGTAGGCAATGTTCTTTGTCTTATTCAGATCACTAATGGTCATCCATACACAATCTTTATCAGCAAACTTTTCACACAGTGAATTATTGTGTCTAAGTTCCCACATCCTCTCAGCGACTTCATAAGCTCTTTCTGCGGTTTCCCCATAGTGTACTATGAATCGGGTTCCCAAAGCCTGATAGACCCTGTTTTCCAATCGTAGTCCTCCTTTTCATGCAAGATGTAAGCGAGACGAGCGTTCTTCAGAGCGTCCTCAGCATCTCCCTTGTAAGCTCTCAAGACCGTATCCCACGTATAACCGAGTTCATCTAGAAGACGAGTTGCCTTTACATCACCAAACCCAGAAGCTCCCTTGTAGTTATCTGTAGTATCTCCCATGATTGTCTGTTTCAAATGCCAGCGTCGAGCATCTTCCTTTGTCGTATCAAAGTATTCGTTTCGCATAAAATCATAGAACTTCCCGTCAATAGCTCGAAAGTCTTTGTCTCCACTTACGAGAACGTAATCACCTTCCAGCTCTTTTGTCAGGAGTCCGCAACAATCATCTGCCTCTAAATGAGGCTCCATGTAGCAGACAAAGTTTTCACGAATCCATTCACGCATGGGATTAAAGCAGATAGGTCTTCGCTTGTTCGTTCGATTCCCCTTGTAGTCTTTGAATACCTCTTCATTCCTGAAGTTGACATGATCTTTGTCTGTGAGACACATGAACCATCGGTATTCCCCTTTGTACTTATAGTGGTCAAGTATTTTGTCAGACAGTTCCTTTGCAAAGTTCGAGAAATACGTAGTGGCTTCCCTCATATCACAGTGAAGTGTCCAGATGTCGTTGCCCCAGTGTACAGGCTTCTCACATTCCAGTAAGGAGACAAAGAGGAGCATGTCAGCATCAAAAATCAAATTCATCATTAGCTAAAAGAACAGCTCCTTTCTGTACACATATCACATTTCATAAAGTCTCTATCGAAAATCTCAGGGCAAGCTTTTGCCAACTGCTTCTGAATTTCCATAGCCAACTGTCGGTGTTCCTGTTGCGCTCTCTTGCACATACGCTTAGGGAGATATTCGTACCACGCACGGAAATTCCCTGTGACCACCAAGGTATACTCAGCACCCTTCGGCAACAAGTAAGCGGCATCTTCTTTCTTCACTGCTTCCTTATAGACATAAGCGTAGTCTGCCATGTGTTCCTCCAGCAGTTTGTCGATATATTCGATACCCGTCTTGTGATATGTCTTCAGCTCACAACCTCTCGAACTCTGCACCGTAAAGGACAGGTGACGATGTCGAGTAAGTTGGAGTAAGACCGACGTAGACACAGTGATTTCAAAAGACGCATAGCAATGTTCGAGGACAGACAAATGGCCTGCCTCAATCGCTTTCTGCACTGTCTTCACGCCAAGGGGACGCTGATAACATTCCCCCATGGCACGACGAATTAAAGTTAAAGGGTCAATTGTCATAGACAGCAGTTGTACGTTAGGCATTTCCTAATTCCTCCTCGACATAAACTTCTTGTGTCTCTTCATCCGTTTCGTATGGAAACCCAAAAGGGTCTTTGTCTACCATCGTTTCAGCTTCTTCAATAGAGTCAGCTTCCACAATGACTGTAGAGTCACGATTGTATTTAATACGGACACGATATTTATTCATCTAGCTACCACCCCTGTTTCTTGCAAAAATCAACAATCATCTGTGTACGTAGTTTCATTTCCTTACAAGCACTTTCAGCTTCTTCCTCTGTACGAAAGACATTCCCCATCGCATATTGAATAGCATCCATAAAAAATGAGGGATAAATACCAACAATCGAGTGATTCGTCGTCTCTGGACTCATTACATAAAAGTACGGAGTCCGTAAAGGCATCTTTTTACTTTCAGACACCTTTTCTTTTAAACGACAAAGAGCCAGTCCCATGCCTAAGCGAAAATCCCATTTGTCTTGCGGGGCCTTCTTCGCTTTTGCTTCTATGTCACCCTGTTTTACTTTGATAACGCCATTTTCTTTGTCAATAAAGCATTTCACCTTTTCAAAGTCCAGACCAAGATAGTCTGCAAGAAGAAGTGTCGTTGACGGTAATCTACGGAACTTGTCATCCAAGTGAATGTCTTCCATGTCATATAGGAACTTTTCAGCCAAGTGAATGTCTTCCATGTCATAAGCGTTTCGTTGTGTTTCAGGGCCACGGGAGTTAATATCCCAGAACCAGAGTTCAAGTCCACATGCTTCTTTACTACGAATACAAATCGAATTATCAGTGTCATCTTTATCCACAATTACTGCACCCTCAGGGAAACGGTCAGCCTGTTCTCCTGTAACTACAACTTCCATACCTACTTTTGCATCTTCAAATTTCATATTGTTTCCTCCTGTTCCTAATGGCAGTCTGCCCAGTTCTTACCAATCTTACCTTCAGTATCTAATTGGCATCTAAAGTTAAAATAGTGCTGTGTGTCTCTCATAGCCTGCTGGGCTTCTCTAACAACAATTTCAGCAATGCCTTTAGTGCGACAGGCAATCTGCTGTTCATCGTGTACCCATGCCATGAGCTGAAAATCCTTGCCATGGTCTAACCCAAGGTTCAGCAAGCGTTCCTCTGTACGTACAATCCAGTATTTACAGACAATAGCTCCTGCCGACTGTAACAAGAGATTCAGCGCACTGTGGATTGACCGAGTATAAAGTAAGCGGCCATCCAGACCCTTCAGATACCGTGTCTTCCACTCCCTTTGTCTCATTTCCACGTTGTAAGTAGACAAAAGGTTTTTGACACTCTGTTGGAGCTTTTTAATAGCAGGAGTGGCTTTCAAGAACTTCTTCCGTAGTTCTGCACCATGCTCTGCTGTACCCCCAACAATCTCACCAATCTTTTCATTTCCAGCTCCGTATAAAAATCCGTAAATGTTTTTGTGTTCCCATGAGGTCGTTAATCTCATAGCGTTCTCTTATGAACTGCTCTATATTACTATAGAGAACAGACTATCTCTTTACCTTTGCAGGTACTCACCACTTCCCATCACTTGATGGTACTTCCTTTCGGAATAGTCGTTACACGTTCCCTTTTGGGCTTCGCACGGTATTGTCCCATAGGGAGTTTCACCGTTTTCAATGAGTTTATAGACATCCATTTAGTTAAACGTCTTCGCCATGTTTCTCTCTGGCAATCCTGCGGCCAGCTGGTTTTTCGTGTGAATGTCCCCTTCAACACATTCATGTGCATACTCTCCGTTGTCAAAAGGATATAAGTAGTGGGAGAGACACCTGAGTTCCAGACCACAGGCATCCACGCCAGCCTGAACCCATCCATCTGGAACCGTGAATAACTCTCGACACTCTGCACCGTATGGGGAACCAACATGAGGAACCTGTGCAATGTTTGGATGTGAGTGTGTCGCTCTACCTGTAATAGCACCATTAGGATTTACTCGCCCATGTAAGCGTCCGTCAGAAGACACCAGTTTCATCCAGCCATTTTTACCATCCCTGATCTGTCCTAACCGTTTAGTCAAGAGCAAGTTAGTAGAGAAAAGCTCTGCCAACTCCTTGACATCTTCGGAAGCTTTCGGGTCTTTCTGAATGAGCTTGAATGTCTCTTCGTTCAACTGTACATTACCGTTGTCATTCCACATGTCCTCATTGTCGAACGGGTATCCATAGTGATCTTTCAGAATCCACAGGATTTGCTGTCTACTATTCGGGTTAAACTCTTTGTATCTCTGAATGGGGACGCCTTTCTTATATCCCATCTTTGCATTGTCTCTCTTAGGCACAAACACTTTGTCGGGAATCTTTGGGCATTTGTTCATCAACTTAGACAACACTTTTTTCTGCTCTGTGAGAAGGGTAGACAAAAGCTTTTCAGCCTTAGGCATATCAAAGGTGAAGCCATTCTTCTCCATCTTCTGCATCAACCACTGCGCCTTATGTTCCAGATCAAGAGCCTGTACCGTTGTCTTCTTCTTGCGACACTTGTTATATAATGCTTCGGTGACAACAACGTCTTGCTCATTGTAGTCCAGCATCTCTTCGTTGAATACAGCCCATACATCCTCTGCTTCATAGTCGTTCGCATAAGTACCCTTGAGAACACCCAAGCGATACCCATACGCCTTTAAAGAGTGAGAGCCATAGAGTTTTGAAGGAAGAACTCCTATTCTAGTCAGCTTATTGTCAATGTAGTTAATCTCAGAGAATACCAATCGAGCATAGACAAGAGTGTCTACTACTTTGTCTTTTCCTATATGGAACCATGGAAACACCTTAGAGATAGCAGGAATGTCGAACGCTATAATGTTATGACCACAAATCGTGTCACCACTCATAAGCATCCGCACTCCTGCCTCTACTTCGTCAGGTCTAAACCTGTACATTTTATTCTCTTTGGTGTCCTTGATACACATACAGTGAATTTTTGTCATATCCTCCAGCAAGCCATCTGTTTCAATGTCGAATATTAACACAAAATCACTCCTATTCTGTGTACTGTTTTAACTCTGCAATCGTTTCAGCATACTTCTGTTCGAGTTTGAGAAACGTTTCCGTAGCCTTACGAATCATTTTGTGTGCCATAACGACACGCTTATTGTGGCAGTACGTCTCCACTCGCTTCAGGATTTTCAAGA